ACTGCTTTTCTTCTTCCATTGCTGTCTTTTCGGACCGCGCTTTTTATATTTTTTGTTCTTTATCTTCTTACACGCAGCGTGTGTTGGTCTACAAGCAGGGTATGAAGAGCCTTTCTTACCTGCTTTCTTTCTACCACAAGGCCCACCTGTTTTACAGTTGACCCATCCTTTGAACTTTTTACCAGTCTTCTTATCTGTACGAGTCTTAAACCAATCTCGTAAGTTCTCTAATAATTCTTTTTGTGTCATTTTATGTTACCACCTCTGTTTACACATTTCTGAACATAACCTGAGGCATAAGCGGAAGGCCATACATCATACTTACGTTTAGCTTTAGCTTGACACTTAGCGCGAGTCTTAGATACTTTCTTTTCAGCATCCTCTTCATTTTCATAACCAAATACACCTAACCAATCAGGAGTTTTCGATAGATCTAATACTCTAGCTCGTATATTATTCTCTCCCGTCTCAATCGCTTTATGCAGTCTATGGTTGCCATCTAATATCATATCGTATTTGCCATTATAATTTGTAATAATAATAGGATACTTTAAATCAGCTTTCATAGCCCTATCGTATGTTGACTTTACTTGCTCCGGAGTCTTGTTGGGCTTATGTCGTGTGTGTATATCTAAATGTTTAATATCTTCTACTGGTATAGATATAACAGGCGCTTTTAATTCTGTTAACTTATCTTCTACATCCTGCATTGTAATAGTAGTCTTACCATCTACATCTGACCAGGTTGTATCAGCGTAACCTGGATGCTCACCCTCTTCACTCTCAGACTTCTTCTTACCACCCTTCATATTAGCACACCAATGATACATCTTTGCCTTCTCCCCGCTAGCATTTTTTGCTCTCTTACGAAGTTCTGTCACAGAACCATTACAACTAGCCCCTGACTTCTTAACGCGACCAGGGCGACTCTTACCCTTCTTCTTACCGTCAGCAAAGTTCTCAAGATAGAATGACTTAAAATCTTTCACGTAAATATTTACTCTTCCACATAAAGTTTCTCAATATACTCTTTAATTCTTTCATAGCTATACTCACCCTCAACGACGCTAAGTTCTATTTGATCTACGAAACTATTAGCTAGAAAATCCATCTCTTCATCTTCAACTTTCTCTAATGCATCTCTTACTGCATATAGACTGTCATATAAAGCATCAATTGATTTATCTAAATTATTAATAAGCTTAGACTTTTTCATATTTAAAGCTATTTATTGTTGTAGTTAAGATAGCAACGATGTTTTTCTATAATCATTTAAGATATTAATAATATCTGCTTTGAGATAGTTAATGTGATATGGTACAAACCTATCTTCTTGTAGGTAGAAGATGACACATTTACGACATCGTTGACCGGTCATTTGCTCATGCATATAAGCATACATCGACAATTGTAGAGCATATGTATTAAACTCACAAGTATGTAAGTGATCAACAGGATCGAGCATTCGTTCGCCGAACGGTGAGCTGAACCTAAACTTCTTATTAGTCTTAAAATCTCCTACTGTAAACTCACCCTTCTTATGCTCGAATATAAGATCGGCCATTCCAGCTACGTTATAGTCCTCATTGTATAATAAACTCTCGCAATGGATCTTATCATGTCTATCGATATGTCTATCTACTGCCCTGTTGTAGGTTTTATAGAGCCAGCTGTAGTTATCTTCCATATCTCCATAACTAATATAATCTTCTAGTAGTTTATGAATATTTGTACCTCTATCACAAGCTTTATTCTTTTCTTTCTCCCACATCTCTAGAACCATCTCTTTCGACACACCTTCTCGTTCAGCTACTCTCGATGCGTGGAAGTGCTTATCAAACTTCTTCTTATATTGACCGAGTAGAGTAGTTACAGAGATAAACTTACCTTTATCTTTATGCGTGTAAGTATGTGACGCTTCATCGAAATTGACAATTTTTGCAGACATTAACATATTTTAATATAAAACTCACGACTATCAACTAAATAATGGTATGGGTGTAAAGATTTCAGAATTACCAACATTTTCCTCTCCTCTTACTGGTAACGAGCTAGTAGCAGTTGTGCAAGACTCTATTACTAGTCAAACACCACTTTCATCTTTTGCAGTGCCTTTAACAGGGGTAGGAGGAATGCTAGCAAGAACTGAGCTCTCTACTCTTTCAGGTGGATGGGAAAGTACTAGACAAACTGTATCGACAAATTGTACGAGTTGGAGTGCTGCAGCAGATTGGTGCACGGCAAATGGATGTTACGTGTTAAATTGTATTTCATCAGGTGCATCTCAAGGTACAATTAGATCTACTAATGTAAATGGAACTGTAGCTACTATAGAAGTGACAGGGTTACATCCTACTTGCTCGCCTGGGTTTCAAGATATAAATGCTTGCGGTACTGTTTCTAGTAGCAATATTAAGAGTGGTTATCAGACTACAGTAGCTGGTGGTTGTAGTTACTCTTCTATAGTAGGAGGCTTTTATGGTTGTGCGTGTGGTACAGGTTCATTTGTTGGAGGTGGTAATAACAATAAAACATTCGCTTGCTATAGCGCTGTAGTAAACGGATGTTGTAATAGTGCATGCGGTGACAATAGTTCTATCTTAGCTGGCACATGTAATACTATCTCTAACACAGTTTCTGCTGCAGCAATATTAGCTGGTAGTGGTATTAATGCGTGTCTAGATGATACGGCTTTTACGCAGCGGCTTGTAATAACTGATATTCCTACATCTAGTTCAGGATTACCCACAGGAGCAGTATATAGATCCGGTACTGATTTAAAAATTGTAACTTAGCCTCTTGAATATTGCTATATTGTAAGTAAATTATAGTATAGTTAATTAGACATGAGCAAGCGTAATAGTACAAAGAAACGGGTAGATAAGGTTGAAGTAGAAGCTGAGGAGGTAAAGCCTACTCTAGTAGGTAAGAAAGCTATCTTTCATATGGAGGGTGGTGTTGGTAAGCACGTCGCAGCTTCAGCAGTTATAGCTTCTTATAAGAAAGCTAACCCAAAAAATAAAATTATTATAGTTTGTGCTTGGCCGGAAGTATTTCTAAACAACCCTCATGTTGATAGAGTTTATAGAATTGGTAACACTCCGCACTTTTATAAAGATTACATTTATAAACAGGATGTTGAGATTCATTCGCAAGAACCATATAAAACAACGGATCATATTACAAAGAAGAAGCATCTTATTGATTCTTGGTGTGATTTAATTAATGTACCTAGAGCAGGTACTAGCCCAGAGTTGCTATTAAACTTCAGAGAGAAAGAAGAAGCTGGGAGGATTATCCAGAATCCAACCAACAAACCAGTGCTCCTTATTCAACCATTTGGAGGGCCGGGTAAAGAGCATCAAGAGACTCCGTATTCGTGGACTAGGGATATTCACCCTACTGTCGCTCAAAACATTGTCAACGCTCTACATGATAGGTATCATATTGTACACGTTTGCTACGACTTACACCCTCAGTTAGAGAACGTACAGCGCGTTGATGCTGCTATGCCTAAAAAAGTTCTCTTTGGTCTTTTACTCTACTCTACAAAAAGACTCTTAATTGATTCTTCTCTTCAGCATGCTGCCGCAGCAATGAACCTACCCTCTACTGTCGTGTGGGTAGCTACTCAACCAGAAACTTTCGGCTATGATTTACATAACAACATTAAACCTTCACAAGAGTTTCTAGAAGGTACTGTTGATTCATATCTATATGATTACAGCTTTACAGGAGCTCTTCATGAATGTCAATATGAGAATCCTAGTCAAATATTTGACGCTAATAAGATTGCAAATAGTCTAGTTTAACTTCGTTAGTGTTATAAGAACCTTCACGTCTAGCGGCGTGAAGGTTTTTTAGTAATAATTGCCATAGATATCATTATCATTGACATCCATATCATACACGTTATCTTTCGAGTCCTCGTTAATATTCCAATCAAAGGACTTATCAGCAGAAACACTATCTCCAGGTATGTTAGTAGATAGAACACCACTAAACGAGTTCTCAAATACCTGATCATTAACTGGCTCAATAGGCGCACCAGGCTCGAATGAATATTCGTATCGTTTAGCTCTCACTCTATATACATACGTTCCAAGTAGAGGGTTCATTGCTGAAACATCTTGATCCATTCGCTCTGTAATCTCATATACCTTAGCTCCTCTACCGTTTGTTCGCATACAGCTTAATGCATCTATAACTACAAGATCACCAGACTTAGGCTCTATAGACTGACCAACACTAGCATAATCAAACTTTGCTGAAGCAGCGTTATAAAAGGTGTCTATATGTAAATAACCGGTAAACTCATCAGCAGCATCAAACCCGAAACTTTGCAATGAAATAGCCTCATTGTTAAGCTCGACATACATTTGAAGAGAGAGAGGACCTTGGAACGTTTTAGTTGGCTCCTCGCCATACAACAAATTAGCTGCTGATAAATTAAACGGGTTAAAATAGTATTTAACATCAATACCGAAGTTGTTAATTAGGTCGTTGTAAGCTTGATCAAATACTAACTGCTCTGCTTGCATGTTCGTAGCATTTACAAACTTACCGCAAGATGGAATAGCTGTAGCTGCTAAAACTTCTTCCGGTGTGCAGTTAATAGTATTTGGATTACAACCCATATAGTTATTTAGTCTTCATCGGCTTCTTCATAAGCATCCCACACTGATTACCTTCCTCATCTTCAAACATTTTTACCTCTGCACCTGAGTTACCAAGACCTTTTGTTACTCCAGGCTCGTAATCTAAGCCATAAACATTAAGTGTACCCATTAAAGGTTGACCCATCAGCTTAATTTGTTGTGCTCCACCTTTTATTAAATTTCTAACGTGTGGGCATTTAGAATTATAATCCTTTCGAACATTATTTTGATGCTTTCTATCTGTACCACCGTATAAATTTTTACCAGTCCTCATTGCAGCATGCATGTACTTATCTCCTTGATAGTACTCTTTAAAGGTCTTCATATATATACTTAATAAAAAAGCCTACCGATTTAACGATAGGCTTTAATATTATTGCGTTTTAGTTTTAATTATTCAAAAGCACTTGAACCTGGCTTAAGATTGCCAACTTTGTTCTGCTTTCCGTCGTTATAGTGAGTATTCATGTTAGAACCAGCATCAACTTTTCCAGTTGCACCAGTACTAGCAGCTCCACCAGCATTTTTAAGACTACCTACTTTGTTCTGCTTACCGTCGTTATAGTGGGTATTCATTGCAGTAGGCTCTCCTTCTTCATCTTCTTCGAATTGGGCAGGGAATTGCTCATCTTCATCATCGAGTTCGACTTCTGCTTCGACTTCATCTTCATCTCCACATGCAGCTTTAAGAACGTCACATAGATGCTGCGCCATTTCTCTGTCTAAAGTAACGGTCACTTCATCACCTGCTTCGGCATCGGCCTCTGCATCATCAAGACCGAGTGCGTCGAGATCTGCTTCTTCATGTTCACCACCGCCAAAGTCTTCATTGACCATGACCTTATCATAGAGTTTATCAAAAACTGATTTACGCTTCATAAAAATATTTAGTCCTTCCTCAGCAATTTTCTCTATTTCTTCTGAACTTTCTTCACTTTCTTCAGGATCTACAGGAAGCTCATCTTCATCTACAGTATCTTCTTCCTCTTCCTCTGGTTTCTTACCTCTCGCTTTCTTAATAGCTTTATCTCTTGACCCCATATACTCTGCAGTACTAGATTCAACCTTTCCATCTCCATCGTAATCTTTTTTAGCTTTACTTTCTTCATCTTCAGCTATATCTGCTTCGACTTTATTGACATCATCTTCTTCTGTCTCATCCTCTTCGTCTTCTTCTTTTCCAACGATGCCATAACGCGCTGCTATATCATCTGAAGTTGGTAGAGGACGATCGCAATTTGTACCAGGATCATTTCCATCGCCGTATGATAAGCCTTTTATATTATAAGCGTTTTCTTTATCGCCTACTTTATTAATGTCAACATCGGACTCTTTAAATCCACCTCGCTCGGTTGGACCACCCTTTTCGAGAGGAGCCTCACCAATAGTTCCTGCTGGAACATTCTCACTGACTACTACTTTATCTAAAATAGCACCATATGCTTCACCTAAACTTTGAAGGTCTTTCTTTTTAGCCATATATTTATTTATGGTAAGTAATAAATATTTTCAATGGCTCAGCAAGATAATATGTACTATATGGGTAATAAAAATTTACCCAACGTAAATTGGAAGGGTGAATACACAAAAGAACAAGTAAAAGCTTTAACGAAAGCGCATAAAAACATTTTATACTTTGCTGAAAATTTCTTTTATATTGTTAACCTGGATAGAGGTAGAGAAAAGATCCAACTTTATAAAGCGCAAAAAAGAGCTCTACGTAAGATGAGAGACAATCGTTTCTTTATACAACTAGCCTCTAGACAGATTGGTAAATCGACAATGATGACGATCTATATTCTTTGGCAAGCTATCTTTAATAAAGATCAACGTATATTGTTAGTAGCTAACAAAGAGGCTACCGCGATTGAGATCTTTCAACGTGTAAGGATGGCTTATGAAGAATTACCTAACTGGTTGAAGTCACCGGTTAAAGAATATGCTAAGACATCTATGACGTTGGAGAATGGATCACGTATAGGTATTACAACTACTACTGGTACAGCTGCTCGTGGTCAATCTGTTAACTGTCTAGTTATTGATGAGATGGCATTTATTGAACCTCACTTGGTAGAAGAGTTTTGGAAGTCTGTCTTTCCTGTTATTACCTCTTCTAAAAAGTCTAAAGTATTTGTTTGTTCCACTGCTAACGGTACTGATAATTTGTTTTATAAGTTATATACTGGAGCTGAGACTGGTGAGAATGGTTGGGCGTATGATAAGATATTATGGGATGAAGTTCCAGGTAGAGATGAGATATGGGCTAACAATACTAGACAAGCTATTGGCTCTCATGATGCGTGGCTTCAAGAGTTTTGCTGCCAGTTTATTAACTCAGGTGAATCTTCTATCGATGATGATTTATTTGAGAAGATGCAATCACAGTTATGCGAACCTAAAATAGTTTTAGATGATGGACATTATAAAATTTGGGAAGAAGCAGACCCGTCAAGAGTATACGCTGCAGGAGTGGATACAGCAGAAGGCGTTGGAGTTGATTCGTCTGTAGTACAGATATTTGATATAACTGATCTTAAAGATATACGACAAGTAGCATGCTATACTAATAACAAAATACCTCCCGCGGACTATACTAACAAAGTCTATTCTATATTAAGAAACTACGGGTCACCTTTAGCTCTTATTGAGCGTAACGGTCCTGGTGCTCAAATCGTTGATAGGCTTGCTAACGATTTTGGTTATGAAAAGATAGTATCCTACGGGAACAAAGCAGGTCACAGACGAAACATAATGCAAGGGATGATCGCGCATACTAATACTAAGTACAAAGGTGTTCTTAATATGAGATATTATATTAATGAAGCGCGCTCGGTTACAATTCGAGATGAAGATACATTAAAGGAGTTGCGATCATTCGTACGTTATCCTAACGGTACATGGAAAGCTAGACAAAGTCATCATGATGATAGGGTCATGGCTACTCTTTATTCTCTCTTTATATTAGAGAAAGAAATTACTGAACGCTTTTTTGAGATACTTGAATTAGATGATAGAGGTAAGCCTATGGTTATTGAGGCCATGGACTTTGGATTAAAGTTCTTTGAAGACGCTACCTCACTATATGCTGACAATGAAGTGGTCGGTGCTAATAATATGTTACCCCCTATTGTGTTTGGTATGGGTGATAATCAAGCAGAAGAAGAAATGGATGAATTGGAAATGCATGGCTTTCAACCTCTAGAATAAATATTTACGATGGCAGTAAACCAAAATAATCAATCTATCTTAAACAAGAGCCGGCTTGATAAGTTTGTACTTATTTTTTCTTTACCTCCTGCATTAAGAGAAATAAATGTACGAGAAAATAGTGCGCGTAATAGTAATAATGTAATTGAAGACAAACTTCAATTGTCTGTCTACGGTGCAGTTGTACCAGAACTTACTGTCCCATCAATCCAGGTGCCATATGGAGGTAGTAATTTATATCAATCTGCTCATGCAAGAGAGGCTTACCCTCCTGTGACGGTTAACTTTACAGCTGACAATGAGTTCAACAACTACTGGGTTATATACAAATGGTTAAATTTGATGCATGATCAAAAGACTGGTATATATGATGATGCTGATTTAGATCCTGAAAATCAATTTAATAATTACCAGACTGATATGACTTTATATGGTTTGGATGAATACGAAAATAAACGCATAGAGTTTACTTATACCAAAGCTTTTCCTGTAACTTTAGGTAATTTAGAATATAACTATAGAACGTCTGAGGAAATAGAATCATCCTTTACGTTTGTTTACTCACAGTTACACACTAAATTATTGAATTAATAAGAAAATATTTATTCAAAAAGAATAAATAATTTTATGGCTAATAGGACAATACAATCTCCTGGGGTTGAGATTCGTGAAGCTGATCTATCACTTAGAACAGTTTCTCAGGGTACAACAACATATATGGCAGGTTTCGCTAACGAAGGTCCCACTGATGAAGTGGTGGGCGTAGGAAACATCACTGAGTTTGAACAAATTTACGGGCAACCAAGAACGCCGGCTGAAAGATACTTCTATCATTCTGCTCGTGCTGCTTTAAATTCAACCGGTAAATTAATGGTAAATAGATTGCCTTATGGTGCAGACGCTGGTCAGGGATTTGGATCTAAGATCTCTGTTCTTGCTTACCCAGCTTCTGGTTTTGAAAGGACAGGAGTTTATTCGAACGGTCACCCGTTGAGCGGTACGTTGAGCGGCGCGCCTACTAATGACTTTACTACATTATCTTCTACTTGGGTTTTAGGTGCACCAACTCAATTTGATATAACTAATGATGAGTATATTAGTCTTACTAATGGTGAGACATTTAGTGAAGGTTGGAATTTATCTGCTTCTAAATCAAACCAATTAAGTAGTCTTCCAGCTTTATCTGGAGCTGCTATAATCGTTATTAACAAAGCTCAAACAACTATTGATGGTCAATTTAACGGTTACTATTTAGGTATATCTGATAACACGAACATTAACCCTGCAAGTGCATTTGATGCGATACAGTCAGTACAAACTACAACAGGATCAGCAGCAAAGACAGGTAGAAAAACATTTACTACTATACCAACATCGAGATTTGAATTTAGTGTAGATGCTGCAAAAGGTTCTAATATTCAAAATTCCATATCACAAGTTATGGAAGAGAGTATAACTAATTACGATACATCTACAACGGAGTTTGATGATACATTAAACATTGGTGTATTTAAATTACGTCAGTCAGTGTTCTCTAAGGATGCTAATAAGATGGATTACTTGTTAGAAGAAGGTTATAATGGTTCTATCGGACATTACAGACAGATTAATTCTGAAAATGGAGGCGCTCCAATAAACTTCTCACTTGGAACTGTCGAAGAAGATTCTCGTAATATTGAGATGTTAGTTAATCCATACTTAGCAGATCAAATATCTGGGTTAAATTTATCAGATGATGGTAACCCTAATAAGAAGATAAGAGTACTTACACAGTCCTTAATCGATAATGTAGTTAATGGTAATATATCCCCATCGAGGGTTGGAGCTACAAAAGCGTTTATCGAAGGTATTTCTTCATTACCTACAGCTGACTCACTCTTTCCACTAGGTGCATATGGTGAGACTAACTTAGAGACAAAGCTTGCTGGTAATATTCCACAGAAGCTTGATAGAGCTCTTGATCGTATTCGTAACGATCGTAAGTTTAACATCGATATTATTGCAGAAGCTGGTTTAGGTACTATATTTACATATAATCAAACATCAGCTGAAACCCCGTTAAGCGCTCTTGGATTTGATGATTTAAGAACAACTGCTAAAATTGAAGAGTTAAGAACATCTAGTGATCTTCCTAGTAGTGATGCTAGAGACAATTATTCAACTATCTTTAATAAGTTTGCAACATTTGCAGGTCCAGTCAAGGATGGTGGTAGAGGTGATATTCTATTCGTTGCTGATCCAATTAGACAGTTACTTGTAACCGGTAAGGATAACAAGGTACAAGCAGATAAGTCAAAGAACTTCAGTACCGATATTTACTGGGCGTTAAGACATCAGTTTGAAAATGCTAATACATCATACGCAACAGTGTTTGCTAACTGGATGAAAGTATATGACAACTATTCTGGTCTATTCACCTACGTACCATCTTCTGGATTTGCAGCAGCTAAAATGGCTTCTACAGATGCAGCAATCGGACCATGGGGCGCGCCAGCGGGATTCAATCGCGGTGTTATAACCGATGCCGTTGATATTGCATTATCTCCTAACCAACGTCAACGAGATGATCTTTATACAGTTAATCTTAATCCAATAGCTAGTTTCTCTGATCAAGGTAACGTGTTCTTCGGACAGAAGACATTGCTTAAGAAGCCAAGTGCATTCGATAGAATTAATGTACGTAGAACCTTCTTATATCTTGAGAAGATTACAAAGGCTACAATGCAGTTCTTCCTCTTTGAGAACAACACATTGTTTACTAGAACAAGAGTTGTTAATACATTAACACCATTCTTTGAAAGAGTAAAGGCAGATGATGGATTGTATGATTACCTTATTGTTTGTGATGAGAGAAATAACACTGGTGAGGTTATTGATCAGAACGAACTTGTAGTTGATATATACCTTAAGCCAGTTAAGACTGCTGAGTTTATCTTAGTTAACTTCTATGCTACACGCACAGATGCTAACTTCGAAGAGCTAATCGGCGGTTAACATTAATTAACTTAATTTAAGAGCTGTGAAAGTAACATTTCACAGCTCTTTTTTTATATAATTAGCTTTCAAGCTATAAATATTAGTATGCCCGTAAACCAAAATATTCAAAATTTCTATAGAGTTGCAGCGGATAGAGACTTTTCGAGAGATTTTCTTTTTAGAGTAACTCAATTGCAGTTACAAGGAGTTCCTGCTTTAACTGATACTCAGTTAGTTTATGCTAAAGCTGCTAACCTACCTGGGCGTAATATTAAGAACACAGCAGTACCTTATATGGGACTTAACTTAAACGTTCCTGGTGGTGTTGAGTATACTAACTCTGATGGTTATAGTCTTAGTTTTTACTTAGATGCAGATAGTGACCTTAGAAACTATTTTGAAGCAGCTTCTAGAGCATTATTTAACGATCAAACATCTACTGGCGAGTATGGTACACCTGATGATGATTTCTTTATTCAGTTAGCACAACTTGATAAAGACCTTGAGCCTATTGCAGAGTATAAGCTCGTTGGAGCTTCATTACGCAACATCGAGGACATTGAATATAAAATGGCTGATGGTACTGGTGAGACTGTAGAAATATCAACTACTATAGCCTACCACTACTATAATAAGACTAGGTGATTAAATAATTAAGTGCCTCAAACTATACTACCTAGACTTAGCCTACAACAAAAATGGGCTAGTGACCTACCCTTAAAATTTTTATGGGGAGTAAATTTGTATGGTAGAGACGGTGCCTCCATGACTGATGTTGGCTCTAATGTAAGAAATATTATTGCTGCAACCGAAGGTAATAGTCTACCTATAAAGCCATCTTTAATAGATGATTACTCTCACAATGAACTTGGGTTACTATTAGCGCAGAATGCTTCTCTACCTAATGAACAAATAACAATAGGAACTGAAAATATAGCCAAAACTGGTGGTTTCAGAGCTGGATACTTTGCAGATAGAAGAGCTAACTACGGAGCTGAAAATAAGCTAGATCTTACCTTTTTAGAGACTAATGTCGATTTAATGGATTATTTTTTAAAGCCATGGGTTGTAGCTACTAGTTATAAAGGTCTTATTGAAGATGAGGAAGATGATATAAAATGTTATATTGATTTAGTTTTATATACTAGATCAGATGAATATTACAAAAGTAGTAAGTTTGAATCATCACAAGACTTTAATAGACCGCTAGTAGAATATAGCGCTAGAAAGATATATACTTTTTATGATAGTGCTCCTTTTAATATTGAAGGAGGTCAACTAAGCTATAATAACGAGTTAGCATTGAGTGAACTAACAAAAACAATTTCATTTGCTTTTTCTCACTATCAAGTTCGAGACATCACCAACACCGTCGTAGACCCTTCGAGGTAATAAGTAATAGACTAAAATTAGGTTGAAGATTTATAGTAGCAGACTAAGTTATTAAGTGAGTGATAACTTTAACGTTGAGGTGATATTACCGAGTGGTAAGTCTAGACGTATCAATGAACTTAATAATAAGCAGTATTTAGTTATCATAAAGTTTTGCGAGAATAAAGATTTTTTTGGGCTAAGTGAATACTTTAATACCATTATTTTAGATGACGACTTAGATATTGTTGATAGATTTTACCTGCTTATATATGCGAGAATGGTATTTGTAGAAGAAAGTCTTACATTTACAACTAAAGAACAGCGCAACGTTGATGTAAGTTTGAGCATAGTATTAGAGAAGTTAGAAAGTATATCTTACTCTATATTTAATAAGACTATTACTCATGATGATATCGATATTAAGTTAGGTATTCCAACTGCTTTATACTTTAAGGATATAGATGATTTATATAATAACATAATTAAAGAGATAATATTTGATAATGAAGTCATAGATTTTGCTTCTCTTAATACAGAGGATCGTATTAATATATTAAATAAACTACCGGTTAACTTGTTTGATGGGCTACAACAATATCTAGCAGATCTTTCTAGTAATGCTTTCAACATGACGCTTTTAAGTGAAAACAAGCGTCTTAATATACAAGAAATTAATCTTAATCTTATTAGTAACGGGGTTATAGAATTTATTTCAGCTATCTACGGTATTGATCTAAAATCCTATTATGAATTAATGTACGCTTTTTACAATACTATTCTAAACGGATCTAATTTATTCTCTACTATGTCACCTATGGAGACAAAAATCATGCTTAATATACATAATAAGCATATAAAGAAACAGAACGAAGAGTTGAAAAGACAGCAGAAGTAGATATATATTAATATGGGTAAAAAACTAGACTCCTTCATATCAAAACTCGACTCTCTTAATACATCTGAGCTTGTTGAGATTTTTGTACCTTCTATTCAAAAGGAAGTATCTTTTAAATTATTTAGCGTAGGTCAACAGAAAGATTTAATCCGGACAGCACTTACTGGTATAGTAGGAGCTATAAAGTGCGGTGTTATTTATAATGAAATTATAACTACTAATTGTCAAGAAGATATTGAATTTTCATATGAAGATAAGAATGCTATTCTTATAGCACTTCGTAAAGCATCTATTAGCAGTGATATTACTATTGATGGTATAGCATATAATCTTGATAATCTCCCTACCAAATTACCAAAATTTAAAAATCAGACTAAAAAAATTAAATTTAGTGACTTTGAGTTATGTTTAAAAATACCTAGCTTAAAACTTGACAAAACTATAACAGAGAAGGCTTTACTAGATATTAGTAAACTTAACGAGGAAAAAAAGAAGTCAGAATCAGTTGATATCCTGCTTACTTATGAAATAGTTAAGTATTTAGATAGTATTAAGGGAGATGATAGTGATTTTGACTTAAATGAGTTAACAGTGTATGAAAAAAAGCGAGTAGTTGAAAATTTACCTCTTAAAGTTAACAATAAGATTATAGAATTTATCGGTTCAGTTACTGAGTATAGCAATCAATATGCTACATTTAAAGATAATACAGTTGTAGAATTTGACGCTGGATTCTTGACCCGCGAATAAATATCTATGTGGAAGAAGATAGCGGCTTTAAAAAAGTTCTAAACCTCATAGGCAGCTTAGGGGGCGATAAGGGTGTGCCTAAGTCTAACCCTAAAGGAGTAAGGGGCGGTAGAGGTCTAGATCTTAGTAAATTCTTTAAAGTTAAAGATCTTAACGGAGCAGAATCAAAACGGTATAAATCTATATTTGAGATACTTGGTCAAACGCTGCTTATAGGTAAGTATGCTAAATCTGGACCAGAAGCAGAAGCCTTAAAGGGTACCGTCGCGGGCCCGATTGCTGAAAAAGTAAATGATAGTGAAGATGCAAAAAAAGCTGGTCAGCCAGACGGTAAAGGAGGAGGTATATTAGGTGGGTTGTTTGGAGGTATATTAAAAGGTGCTATTGGGCTCGGTGCTATGATATTAGCTTTAGGAGCATTAGCGATTGTATTAAATATGTTTGCCGGTATAGAAGCGGAGACATTATTTAAAGCAGGGGGCGCGTTACTTGGTCTAGTTATTATTGCGAAACTAGCTAAGAAAGGGTTGATACGCGGCGCTATAGGAATTGCAGCAATGGTTGGAGTTCTTTACTTACTTTTAGAGAAAGTGCTAATACCTTTTCAGAACGTTAACTGGGAAACGCTAGGTAAAGCAGGAGCAGCACTACTCGGGCTCGTAGTTATAGGTAAATTTGCTAAACCTAACATGATACTAGGGGCTGCTGCTATCGGTGCTGTAACTCTTGTACTAGCGTTACTTGTACACAAAGCATTAATTCCATTACAAGAAGTAGAATGGTCTACAATCGGTAAAGCGTTTGTCGCATTGTTAGCAATAGGGGTAATAGGCGCTGCAGCAGGATTTGCGGCACCGCTCATATTTATGGGCTCATTAGCTCTCGCTGCTTTAGGTGTAGCTTTATTGCCTATGGCAATTGCTGCTCGAATAGCCGCACCAGCTATAGAAGCTCTATCCGGGCCTATAAATGCTACTGCTAATGTTCTAGACAAACTAGCCGATGTACCGGTATCAAATTTACTGGCTATAGGTCCAGCGCTTGCCGCCATTGGCATTGGTCTAGTTGCTATGAGTGGTGGTAATTTAATTGGAGCTGCGATGGATAAATTTGGCTCATTCTTTCTTAACGATAAAGGTCCAATAGAGAAGCTAGCTGAGTTAGGTAAAGCCGCCCCTGATATAATTAAGTTAGGCGATGCTTTTGACACAATAGCAGACTTTAGCTTTAGTGATATAGATCTTGAAGGAGATTTTAACTTAGCAGCTGTTGGAGTTAACAACTTAACAGGTAGTATGAATAAGCTAGCAACATCGCAGCAAAAAGTAGTTGGTCTTTTTAAGCAAATAAACGATTCAACTGATGAATTTAGAAAATCTGGTGCTGCTGATATAAACAATACATTCAAAATGGATAAAGAGCTTGTAGATGTTAATAAACAGCAAGTAAGCTTACTTTCTCAAATCAAAGATGGTATTATGATGCTTATAGATAAGCCAGCTGGATCTGGTGCTTCAGTAAGGATGGAAAAAAGTGATGGAGTACAGGAGCTAGAGACCACACAAGACTTTAACAAGAGTATGGGAATATCAGATATAATACAATAATATGAAATTTATAAAATCATTTACAGAGCGGCAAACTGCTAACTTAAACACTATTGCAACTAGAAAAGATCCAGATGAAAAAGATGGTGATAAAGGTGCTTTAGCAGAAACTGATCCGTTATTTGAGCCAGAGCCGAAAGCGCAAACCATAGACGTTTTACAGATGCCTTGGTATGCTGGTAAAACGGTAGATCCAAAACGTTTAAGTAAAATACCTAGAGGTTTTATAATAGAAAGAAGACAGAAATTGAATTCTTTACTTTCTGGAGCGATATATTATTTAGGAACCGTATTAAATGCTGCAGAAGCACTCACTCCAAAGAGTGTAGGATCGCTTTTAAGTAAAGTTACTACAGTATTACCAAAAAATGCTATAGCTGGGTTTCAAAATATGAAAGATAGTTTTCAACAATCCTTAGAAAAGGATGGTCAGCTTTTAAAGAAGAATAAATTAATGTCTCTTTTTGGTATATATCTTACTGAAGAGACTGGATTTAAATATGCCTTTCCATACCTAGAAGGACCGGCTGAATTAAATACATCCTGGGGTAGTGAAGGTGAAGGCACTATAGCTGGTCTTGTTAATAAGGGTATGGGAGTAATAGACGAAATTTCTAGAGTAGTAAATGTATCTCAGCCAGGAGTTTATATCCAAAAACCTAAATATTTTAGTTTTGATCAAGAGGGTAAGAGCGTTACATTTAGATTTCCTTTATTTAACACAATACCAAATAAAAATTTTAATTATAAAAGTAATTATGAGTTAATATGGCTGCTTACATATCAAAATAAACCATTTAAAACATCGTTTGCGCGGACCACGCCAGGTAAGATTTATACAGTAGAGATTCCTGGTATAACTAGTATGCCTTATGCATATATAAGTGATATGAGAGTTGATTTTAGAGGTACAGTTAGACAGCTAGAAGTTGAAATAAATGGTGATAGCTTCGAAGCGCCTATCCCTGAAGCTTACGTAGTAAGCATAACCTTTACAGGCCTTTTGACAGAGTTTGCTAATACTATGATAGGTGGCGGATTTACAAGTAGTATATCACAAAATAAAGCAAAATTTAATTTAAGATAATGAGTAGTATAATTACAGGTATAAAAAGAAATAACATAGAAGATTTAGAGAATATAAGTTCTGAATTATATGAAAATATTTTTAAAGTTAATTTATTAAACAATAAAGATAAAAACTTTTTCTTTTATAACACTCTTAATAAGGTAGTATTTCCTGACAATTTAAGTAGTAGTATATATGAAGAGGCAACTGTTCAGGCTGATACTCCATGGACTACGTTATCGTTTGATTTATACGGTACTATAAATTTATGGTGGATTGTTTATTTAATTAATAAGCCTAAATATATTTTTCTAGCAAAAGGTGGTACTACAGTAAAGTACATTACTCCAAGTGCTATAACTTCAATTTTAAATAGTATGAAATGAGCGATAAGATAACAACTTTACAAGATACTAATTTTTATGTAGAGATAAATTTTTTATCGGTAGACAGAGATACCGGAAACAGTACATACTTACCTATAGATTTATCTTCAGTTACATTTTTTGAAATAAGAGATGATTTAATAAATTTTGGACTAACAGGCAATCTTACCTTTCCTAACTGGGGCCAGTTATTAGACAAATTACCCGCTGTTGGGAAAAAGGGTAAGGAAACACATACCGGAAATACAGAAAACTTTATAACTATTAGTATTAAGGATAAAGATATAGACGATACTGAAGCCGCTGATTATGATGATAATGGTTATCACTTTCTAGCTAGCGCTAAATCAAGCTCTTCCCTACTAAACAGCGCTGTAAATGTCAAGCAAACGGTGGATTTTGAAGAAGATGTAACATCATTACTTAAAAAAATAAGTTGGGAGGATTTTCTAGAAACAAGAAAAACAGACTATGCAAAAATTCGCGCGACAAATCTTGCTGACAACCTAATATCGGTAATAAATACAATCCATCCAGATACTGCGCAGTTGACTGAGGAGGCTGATGCCTTAAATTTGGGTGGCCCATCTACACCCTGCGGAAATCTTAATATTTTTGGCGGTTCTCAAGGTGGGTCGAGTAAAAGCTTGTATGCCGTTATACAGGATGGTTATAACCATCTTATTTTTCATACACTAATTGATGGATTTGTGAAGGACATTGAGTCTGATGCTGGTTCTTATAATTATTCCTTACCCTTATTAAAAACTCGTGAAGTGGAGAGAGCTCTTGAACAAGGCTATAGCCCAGACACGCCATCAATTCGTAAGGTAATATTAAGTGAGTTGTTAACTAAGAAGCATATCGAGTTTATAACTTTTTATAAGCGAGCTACTAATAAAGATAAGACAAGCAAAAATAAGCCCGATTTTTCTAGTGTTTATATGGAAGAATTTGCTTTAGCCCCGTCTGACGCGACTGATAGCTCAGGAGAAGTTTCTGCAGATTCCGGAATGCATAATGTTGTTGAGCAATATGATTTAGTACAACCAGATATTAACAATTTAAGACAAACAATATGGGGAAACTACGAGATAATTACATCTGATCCTGACCAACAAACTACCAATAAAATAAGATTTAATAAAGTAGTTACGGATTTTGAAGTGTCTTTATTAGGGGGACATAAGTCTAACCTACCTATGATCCCATTTGGAGAATCGAAAACCTTCAAGATAGAAAACCTTGTGCGGAGTGATATAAGTACTAATCTTACATTGGCTAAATTTCAAAATGTAATATGCAAAAGCTTTATTTTTTTAAATGAAACCATTGTGCTTAATGTCAAAGGTAAAATGTACAGGAAGCCAGGTAAGTTTATCTCAATTAAGGGTGATTTGTGTCCTACACCTGCAAGAGAATTGTGGTTTGTTATAGAAGTAAAACATAAATTCGAAAATGGATCTTACCGAAATGAGATAAAAGCTGTTCGTTTTCTAGACGATGGGTACGTTGTACCACCAAGAGGTTATTTGGATTCCCTACCGGGACCCTTGCCTGGAAGCGCACCACGATTTGACGATCTAGATATCGGTGGCGATGGTCAAATGGAGGAAATGGAGGAGGGCTTTGTGCCGGGGAGAGACGGGCGGACAATGCTTCCAACGAAGCCTACGGAAGAAGAGGGACTTACTGATGAAGAGAAAGATGAGGCTAGAAAGAAGGGAGCAGATGTAACGAGAAAATTACTAGATGGTATAAAAGAATTTTGGAATAACAACTTCTCACCTCCAACACCTCCAAGCTAATTTTACAAAAAACTTATTATGGTAATATACGGAAACAACTTACATGAAAAATTACAAGGTATAGCGCTTAGCAAAGATTATATCAAATATGCTACCCCTTTTTGTGATTTTGTAGATGATCCTGAGCTTGCTCCGGATATAGATCTAGCCGTTAGCTTTAATCAAGCTATTAACGGTGATCCAATTGCTGCTAGTAGATTTACGGATACTCTTATATTAAGCGGTTATTTATTTGACATGGCGACAGTAGAGTTCTATAGAAATAAGATGCTATCCAATCGTAAAGTTTGGGGTAATCTAATTTTAAGTACAGAGTTAAAATTTGAAACTAATGCTTTTAAAGACGCGTTAAAGAATTGTCTTAACTCACCCTGTAATTTATTTGCCGAGACATCTGATACAGTAGCCAGATTAGCACAAGTTGCTTCTACTAAGAATGGTAGTAATTCTTTCGGAGTAGGTGATCTTTCAGCGACATTTATAAACATAACTAATGGATTAGATGAAGCTGTTACAAAAAAACTACCAAAGATATTTAGTAATGCTGCTTTAGAGCTTACTCAAAATACAAAGACTGCTAGAACAAACATACAGGCTATAGTAGCTGGTAAGAAGAATTTAAATCAGCTTAAAAGTTTAGCAAACGCTAGTGGTAGTATGAGAGGTACTGAAAAAATTTATAGATATACACCAGATTTAAAGTCATACACAGATTATACTAATGTAGGTAATAACATTTTGCTTAAAGTTAAGCAAAAATTAGGTGGTTGTTTTGATCGGTTTGAAGCAGCATATAGATATAATCCATATGAGGATAATACCAGTATACCAGCTTCAGATCAAAAACGACAATATAATGGAACAGAGTATGAAGATCACGCTAACGGGGTTCCAAAGACAAAAACACCAGCGTGGAAGAAATTGTTGAAATTATTTGGTTTTGGAGGTGATACTGCTGACACTGATGATCTGCAGTCAGAAATCGATGATATATCAAATCAGATGGTGACAAACGGGATGACGCCGTCGGAGCGGACGCAATGGCTGGATAGAGCTTCACCTGCTGAATATCAAAATGAACTGAGTTTGTTGAGTAAGGTAATAGAGCTCGAAGAGAAGCAATTTAGGCAAAATAGTGTGGATTACAGCGTCAAAGCACGAGCAGAGGCAGGTGCTGACGCAGAGGATCTACCATATGTAGGCCCTAAAACACCTCTTACTACACAGCCAACTGGAGGGATACTTACAGAAGCGCAGAAAGCCGCGGCTCAAAAATATAACAATAGAAACTAATCAATATCAATTATAGTATCATCATCACTTGTTAAAGCTTTCATGACATCGTCTCTAGTCATAAGAACTTTGGTTTGATTGTCCATTATGTTAAGCTTTTCTTTAGATTCAATATCCATTTGCTTTATCTCAACTCTATTCTTATTCTGCTCTTTAGCAGTATGAAGCTTACTAAGAGTGTCAATGGCAGATGATGAAGCTTTAATAAGCTCTGCTAAAGAAGCAACATCTCTATTCTCAGGAGCTGAGGCTATATATTCTTTAACATCATCAACCATATCAACTGAACTGTTAATAAGAGAACTGGTTTTCTTAACAAGAAATTCCTCAAGATTATCAAGGTCAATCTCTTCAGCAACCTTTTTGATTTCAGTTGTATCTTTATTATGACTCTTAATTTGAGATAAGATGTCATTAACTGCAGTATCGATTTCGTTACTCACACACTTATTTAATCTTAATTATTGATTTCGATAGTACTTTAGCTATAATATGTATATATGTTACTACAATTTGAAAAGACCCATGTAGATGCTGTACTACCTGGTAAGAATCATGATAGTGATACGGGTATGGATGTTACTTGTATCGAGGACTTTACAGTACCTGCCGGTGGATCAGCAGTAGTCGGGGTTGGTCTTAAATTTGCCTTTATCCAGCCAGGTTATTGGGTAAAGATTGAAGGTCGTTCTGGTCTAGGCTTTAAGCATGGTATTATGCCTCATCCAGGTATCATTGATAGTGGTTATAGAGGTGATGCTGGTATTAAGCTTTATAACCTTACTGATAAAGACTATGAAGGTACAGCTGGTGATCGGATCGCTCAGTTTGTAGTTTATACTAATCACAATGTAATCGTGACTGAAGGCGATGTTGTAGAGTCAGAGCGAGGCGAAAAAGGCTTCGGTAGTTCAGGTAAGTAAGCTATGGTTGAGTTTGATAAGATTTGGGTTGAGAAGTATAGGCCGCATAAGCTGGAAGATCTTATTCTTGATGATAAGTCATTAAGAGTAGTCAAGCAGTTTAAAGGTGAGATACCTAACTTGCTGTTTGTTGGTAGTCCAGGTACTGGAAAGACAACGTTAGCTCGTATACTAGTTAATGATGTCCTGAATTGTAACTACCTTTACATTAATGCTTCTGACGAATCTGGTATCGATGTTATACGTCATAACATTACTAACTTCGCTCAGACTAAGTCCTTCGATGGGGGTATAAAAGTAGTAATTCTAGATGAGGCTGACGGGCTAACCTCTCAGGCACAGGCTGCGCTTCGCAATACTATGGAGACGTACGCTAAGTACTGTCGGTTTATTCTTACCGCTAACTACAAGCATAAGATTATACCCGCGTTACAGTCTAGATGTCAATCATTAGATCTTAAACCTGTAATCGATCAAGCTGTTAAAAGATGTTACAATATACTACAACAAGAAAACATAAATATAAGTGATGAGCAAAAGAAAAAATTTGTCATGCTGGTTAAAAGGTACTTCCCTGACCTCCGAAAAACTATCAATGAGCTGCAAAAGTCGGTTATTGATGGTGAGCTTTGCATTGATAGTAACGGGAGTGACAGCGAGTTACTTCAAAAAATCTTCGAAGGGATACAAAAAAACTCGTTAGGCGTACGTAAGTATCTTATCGAGAATGAGGATAGATTTCAAGGTGACTATGATACGCTACTAGCTAACTTTCTTGACTACCTTTACGATCAAAATATAGCAGATATGAAAAAGAAAGAGATGATAGCCATAATAGCTGATCATCTCTATAAAAGCGCGTTTGTCGTAGATAAAGAAATTAACGCGTTCGCTTGTTTTATAAGCTTAGAAAAGTGTCTCTAGCTTTGTGGAGCATCAACTAAGTGCTTAGATATAGTCGCCTGTATATCTTTAATTAAGGCAGCTTCATCACTCACTGACATACCAAGACTACTAAGATCTTTAGCAATAGTTTTAGC